ATTGCGTGTTATATCTTCTTTGTACCATTTTTTGATTTCTGGTGTTATAAATGATTGTCCGAGTTTAAGAGACATTAAGCTGAATTCTTTAACTCTGTCGTCGTTGTCGTGCTCTGGTATGTTTTTTTGTTTATCAATATATTTTGCAGTGTATGCAATTGATGCCCCAGAGACATCTCCGTAGTGTATAGATCCTTGAGTCCAAGCTTCCGCTATTGTTTCTGGATCTGTAACGTTGAATATTATTGCATGGTAGTGCGGTCTGTCTGACTTTTCCCCGTATTCGCCACATGCGTAATATTTGATTTTTGCCTTCTGGCGTTTTCTCAGGCGTTTCATGAATTTTTGAAAGTCCTGTCGTAGTAGTGTTTTGTATCCGTTTGGTGTAATTGGTATACATTCGGTGTCGTATGTTAAGGTAATAAAGTGAGAAGAAGAGGATACCTTGTCCTCTTCTTCTAGGCGGAATGTCCATTCGTTTACTCTTCGTTTTTTGCATGAAGGACATTTCCCACATGGTACTAATACGTCGCTATTATAGAGCTTTCCGTTTTTACATTCGCCTTTCTTTATTACTCTAAATGGAGTATCGCAAGCCATTAGAATGAAGGTATACCAAATTTTGGTATTTTTCTAACTGCTTTAATATTGTTGAATACATGTGCGTAGATTGTATCCCCTATTTCTCCGCTGACTGCAAAACATCGATCTGATGTTTCTTGGTTATTTACTTCAATAAATTGAGCGTTTAATTGTGGACTGTTTGAAAATATTCTTGACATAGTCCAATAATTGAGACTTGATCGCATTTCTCCAGATACACGTGAATCCATGTATCGATATTCAGAATATCGTGGTATATATCCGAATGTTGCGTTGTTAAGTTCTGGAGTAGAATTTAAACAATAAAGTTCTTTTTGTAAAATTTCTTGTTCTCCTATATGAGCGAATGATTCCCAAAAATAGTCAAGTCTGTCTGGTCTTGAGAACATACGATTAAGTCCTTGCTGATATGCAGTTTCTGGTTGAACGTTTATGATTCCAATTATAAATCCATGTTCTTCAGCTGTGTATTTGAATGTTTTTCCTCCTCCTACAGATATGCCATGTCCAGCCATTTGTCCAACAGGGTTTACAGGTGTATCTGCTGAGTCGATAGTCTCTGCGGTAGATAGTACTTCGCTTATTACCATTCTTTGTTTAGCGCCTCCGATATATTCAGATCTTTGTAGTCGTGCGTCTGAAGATTTTACACCGAAATGTGATAATATTGATTCGATGTATCTTGTTCCTCCTCTTGCGTTCTTTTCGAGCCATTCTTGTAATCTGAATGCTCTTCTTAGTGTGTTTATGTCTGTTGCTTCTTCGTTGATGTCAACTTCTAGGGATCCTTGTGGATCTAATTGCATAAGATTTTGACCAGCTCTAAGATCTGGTGTAGCTGATACAGTACCATTTATTGTCGATCCTATTGGTGATACTCCTTTAACAGGATTTAATGAAGAAGATTTTAATGTAACATCTACAGCTTCGTTATTTGTTAAAGGTAATGTTACTGCATCTCCTTTCTGTGCAAAAGGCAAGGCTGATGTGAAATAATCGTGTTCGTATGCTCTTTTTAAGCAAGGACCGTTTGCCCTTATAGCTACGCCATCGTTATCTTCTCCATCGTTTAATTTATATTGTAATTCCTCTTGCAGATTTTGGTCTCTGTAGTAATCGTTCCATATTTTAAAATATGCTGCTGCTGGTAATGCGTTTGCAGTTAGATCTCCATCTGTAATGCCGACAGGTATTCCCATATGGTCATTTATAGAGCCAACGCCATTATCGTTTAAATCGTATATAAGAGGAGCTTCTATTACGTTATCTGGATCGTTGCCAGTAATAAAATCTTCCCAATTGTCCCAGAGTATACGATTAGGTACAAAGAAATAGTGAGTAGATACATTTACTTTGTGCATTACTGGGGATACTAAAGGAGCAAATCTTAACATGTTTTCAACTGATATTTCGAATTTGTCTCCTGGCAGTACATCCATTACGCAAGTGGGTACGAGCTCGCCCATTCCGAATGATAATTTGTGATCGTGTGATAGGTCAAATGTGTTGGATTTGACTTTTGGTAAAAATGTTTTTGTGAAAATATTTTTCATTGGTTAGTTTTTTAGAGTCGGATTCCTCCTCTTGAGATTGAATAAAATTTTGAACTTGATTTTTTGGAAGAGCGTTTTTTGCTTCTTCGCTTCATGCTTCTTTTTCTGCGCATTGTTATTTGAGTTTAAGTAATGATTTAATAAAAAGATTTATTCCAGCTCCCATTGGCGAATTTCCGCCTATGTTCCATTTTGCTAATTGTGAATTAAGGTTACCGATTGCTCCTTTACCTTGTTGTTCTGCTAATTCTGCTTGTGTCTTTGCCATATTTTTGACCATTTCTTGTCGTGCGTATTTAAACATTTGTTTAGTGGCATCTGGAAAAAATGATAAATGCTTTTCCATAATATTTAGTCGGTTTTTTTTTCCATCTGGTTGAATTTCATATCCGACGTCACCTTCGCCTTGTGGCATTCCCATTAAAGTCATTAAAGTTTGTACTTGTTTTAAAGCTGCCGTTTGCATATTTACGGTGTTTTGACTTTTTAGATTGTCAACTTGTGCTTGTTTTGTTTCAACGTCAAAGTAGTCTGATACTCCTTTTGGTATGTCTGAATAGTCTAATGGTTTGAATTGTGGTGTTTGTGCTGACGGTGCAGTCATTTGTTGTGATGATCCAGCTGCCCCAGATGGAGAGCTTCCATATATCATGGCTGGGTTAAGTCCAGCTTCTTGTAATCTTTTCATTTGTGCTTCTGGCGAGTTATACTCGTTGTTTTGTCTCCAAAAGTCTAGATTGTCCGTTTTTTGTCTATTATATTGGTCCAAAGACCATTTCCTAGACTTTTCGTTTTCGTTTTTTACGGACTTTCTGCCGAATAGTCCTCCTAGGAGTGATGCTCCGGCTCCGATTGCTGATGGTACCCATGCTGGCATAGTATTGTTTTTTTTGTAAATGTAAATAAAAGATTTCTTTTTTTTAAGTGAGGTGTCACTTGGCTAATACTTATCAAGTATATGTATTAGCCGTTGAACAAGTTTAATTGTTCGTGTTCCTTCCGCACTTTCGTTTGGATACGTGGCGCAAACGACCATAGAGGGTCGTCTGCTTCACGTGTTAAATTATTCAGTACTCTGTACGCTATCATTTTGCTTGATATCATCGATTTGTTGTTTTATTTGTTTTGCCTCTCTTTTCTGTTTTTTGATTGTCATTTGTTTCTGATGCTCTTTTGTTGCCGCTTTTGTTTCTCTGAGTAGGTCTATTTTGTCCAATTTGTTTAGTCGTCCTATGTCTGGTAGGTCTATGACGTTCCCTTCTTCGTCCTCGTGGTATATTGGTGTTTTTGTTGGTATTGATTGACCTCTTGTAAAGCGTTCTAAGAGCTGTTTAAGTGACATTGCCATGTTTGGTACGGTTAGAGAGGGATTGTCGTTTATAGATCCTCTGTGATCGTTAGGATCGTAATTTCTCCAATTTGTGATTTTCATATTTTTGCGTTTCTTGATTTACGATAAAATTTTTTGTGTCTTATGATTTTGTTTTTTGATAGTTTTATATCAAAATCTTCTGTAGATTTTTTGTAATGTTTTTTTCGAGCTTCTTGTTTAAGCTTATTCATTGTTCTTTGTATATGATGGACTTGTAGTTCTTTTTCCAAGTCTGTGAATAATTGGTTTCTATAGTATTTAGGTAAAGCTATTTTGATGCCGTCAAGCTTTGTAACGTAATTGCGTGTTATATCTTCTTTGTACCATTTTTTGATTTCTGGTGTTATAAATGATTGTCCGAGTTTAAGAGACATTAAGCTGAATTCTTTAACTCTGTCGTCGTTGTCGTGCTCTGGTATGTTTTTT